TCCAGTTTCAGTATCTGTCTGATGGCATCTGGATCTGGTTTGGATTCGTATGTCTGTATCACTGTGCATTCTGGCAGATGTGAAAAATCTCTGGCATACTTGTCTCCACGGAGCCAAGTGACAGGTCCAATTTCTCTGGAACGCAGTTTTAATTCGTCTGCTCTGTGTCTCCAATGAATTTTGTTTTCCTGGAAGCCAGCCTCTACGAGGCGATCGTAAGTCTTGGCACCCACCGCATACACCTTTTGATCCAACAGTTTGTTGATGCTGTGAGCATAATGATTCACTGCTTCGATGTGTGTGATGATGAGTGGTTGTTCCGTGGCAGGTGAATGTTTTACTGGGAATGTCTTGAGACAAGGAATCCACAGGTCATCTTCATCCAACTCCGATGGGCGAACAATTTGTGTGTATATCTGCATACAAGATTTATTTAGATGTGTTGGCAAACAATTAAATTATCATATTTGCTTGTAGGCACCGTAGTGGTAGGAATTTTTATACTTTATATTATATAGGATATACTGTTAAAAGAAAGGTTGTCCTGTTTTCTTGGCAGTGTCCAAGTTGTCTTTGACCACTTTGGCCATCACTTCTCTATCTTCGTGACTGCTACCATACAGTTCTTCAATGGTGACCCCACCACGCATGAACCAAGCAATCTTGTACAATTCCAGTTTGAAGTTTTTGACATCGTTTTCCATGTCATTGGTTATCTTAAGAATGTCAGAAATGTCGAGTGTACTAATCTTTAAGCGAAAAAATTTGCGGTATCAAACTGTATAGGCAAGTCGTATGTTTTTGGTGCACCTGCTTTGACTTCATCTTCTGTGGCAGTGATTTTCATTGGCTGGATCACAAAAGCATTTCGTTGAGCTTCAAGATGATTCAACAAACTTTGATAAAATTGTTTGTCAGCATTTTCGATAAACTCTTTGATGTGTTGTCTGTTACTCACAGTTTCACCATCCACTGTGATGCTGTGAATAGTATCGGTCACCATGCTCACATTTAAATCTGTCAGTTTGGTCAAACTCTGTTGGAACCTTGCCACTTTTTCTTCTTCCGGCATGTCTTGATTACGCACAGTTTCACTGATTCTTTGCTCTTCGAAACTCTTGATTGCCATCTTGGTGAATTGACTGTAATTGAGTGGTTGTGTTTTGATTTCCATGTTGTTGACCAACACAGTGTCGTTGTATCTAGCAGACATCAAACTGTCCAATGCTGTTTGAAGACTGATTTCAAAATCTTTGTCTATGTCGGTGCCAGGCACTCTCGCAGTCACCGACATTGAAGTTCCGTATGTGGCCATTCTGATGGCAATCAAACAGGCATCAATATCCAAACTGGGCATCTGCCAAGCATTCTTGATGGCAGGAATACAACTCTGTATCACTGACACTGTGGCTTCACCGTTCAATAGTGCATCTGGTGTTTTGAAAAGTAGTTCATCTTTTGCTGTCATAGGATACACAGCAACTTCGCCTGATTCAGGCACATCTATCGAGCCTGCAGGATAGTATGCGTATCCGCTGGGTAATCTTACAAATTGTTTAGGTTGTCTATAATACTTCTTTAAAGGATTAGTATTATTACCTATTTGGTTGTTTGGTGTTTGTTGTTCCATAAATATTAATGTGTAGTATTTATGAACGACGATTAACTGGGCACTTAATGATTGGCATTAAATAACTGAGTATGGATGAAGATCTAAGAGATATAATAACGAAACTGAAAAATCGAGGTGGTCCTGCCACAGAAACCACGCTCTCAGAGTTGGTTGCTGAGCTCACGGGCAAAAAAGGTGGTACCAAATCTTTATCCGAAGAACAAGCCAAACTGACAACTGCTACCAAAAAAACAGGATCCTATCTAGGCGATTTGGGAGAGGAAACACAAGAAGCCAAAGAGGCAATGCAAAGTTTCCGCCGTAAAAGTCTCGAAACACTCAGCACAGGATTTGAAATTTTTACAGGTAACCTCGGCGATGCTGGTAGAAGTCTTAACAGTTTGGCATATGAATTTTCAGGCATCACAAGACAATTTATAAGAGGCCTTGGATATATTACCAATCTACTCAGTGAGCAGGTGGATGTTTTCAGATCTCTTTCCAGCATAGGAGGAGCGTTTGGTCAGGATTTGAGTTACATAAGAAACGTAGCAGGTAAAGCCGGCGTTGATCTTGATATGTTGTCAGGAGCCGCATTCCAATTGGGACAAAATCTTGGATTGATGGGAGAGTCTTCTGCCAAAGCACAGGCTGATTTTTTTAAAACAATTGAATCTGTAACCCAAGGCGAAACTAGACAACAGTTTGCCGCTCTAGGTTTCACCATGGCAGAAGTTGTGGAAGCGTCTGCAGAATTTGCCGAACTACAAACGACATTGGGAAGATATCAAAATATGAGCGAAGCACAAAGAGTCAAACAGACCGGAGACTACATCATGCAGTTGGATATGCTCACAAGGTTAACAGGTAAAAGCAGAAAACAACTGCAAGACGAAATGCAGGAAAGGGCCAATGACGATCGTTTAAAATTGAAAATGAGTAAGATGTCCTTGTCTCAACAGAATGAAGTGAACCAAGCATTGTCTCAGACATCAGGCATAAGCAAAGAACTGGAACAAGAAATAAGAAACCTGGTTGCTCAGAATGGTGTAGAGTTTACAGAACGTCAAGCAGGTATCATGAGCATGAAAGGCATGAGAAATGCCATCAGAGCATTGTCTAATGGAGAACCAGGATCAGGACAAGCATTGATGAAAGTGTTTGCGGATCAGGCAAGAGAGACACAGAACTTGACGAAACAGCAGATAGATCAATTAGTTCTACAAAAAGAAGCAGGTGTGGCATACAACGACTTTATATTCATGACACTGAACGCCGCTAAGGCACAAAAAGATTTAACAAAGACGACAAAGGAACAGAAAAAAGCATTAGATGCCGGCGCCAAGTCAGCACTTCAATTTGATCAAGCCACTCTAGAACTGAGAAATTCATTCAAAGCACTGTTGGCTCCCATTGTGGAAGGAGTAGCCGTAGTGTTTAGTGGATTGGCAGAAATTATCACCACAGTTGCTGGCACTATTCAAAAATTTGATTCAGGTTTGGCAAAAGTTATTGCCACCATGGCGGCAGTAGCGGTGGGAGGCGGAGCCACATACGGAGGCGCCAAACTGATAGGCGGAGGTTTGAAAAAAGCAGGGTCCTACTTGCCAGGCGCAGGAATGTTTAAAACTTTAGGTGCAGGTGGCGGCGCTATGATGAAAGGTGCGGCACAAGGTATCAAGGCTTTTGCGATGATGGGTCCAAAAATATTAATAGGAGCGGCGGTAATTGCCGGTGTTGTCGCAATACTGGGAGCAGGCGTTGGTATTGGAGCGTATGCGGCAGGTAAAGGTATACAAACACTTGCGGAAGGATTAACCAGTTTTCAAAACGTTGATGGCGAGAAACTTAAAGAGGTGGCTTCAGCATCTTCTAAATTGTCATTGGCCATTACTCAAATGGGAGCCAATTCAGTAAAAGGTGCTGTCACAGGCTTCTTTGGTAAACTTTTTGGTGGAGGACCAGAAAATTTTGCCAAAAGCATCAATAAAACACTGGATGAACTTGACAAAGACAAAATAGACATGTATGCTAACAGTTTAGAGAACTTAGGAAATGCTATGACAAGTTTACGAACAGGAATGACTGGAGCAACAACAGCCTCCGCAACTGCCACTGGCGATAAACTGGATAGGTTAAATACAACGATGGAACAAATTCTAATGGTGTTAGGTGAAGGAAACCGTTACAATAGAATTACTTCTAAAGCAACATCAGACACAGCGGAGAATTTCAGTTAATGAGTTGGAAAAAATATTTTACAGAAGTGCCAATTGAAGGATCAATGCCTGGCATGAATTCACCATTAGGTGGAGCAGTAGGCGGCAAACCAGGTCCGGCAAAATCAAACTATTCATCATATCTTCCAGATGTGTACAGCGGTGCTCCAAACAGAATAGAACGTTACGGACAATACAATGTGATGGATCTTGATTCAGAAGTGAATGCGGCATTGGATATTCTAGCAGAGTTCTGCACACAGAACAACACACAGAATGGCACACCATTCAAATTTGATTATAGACAAAAAGCAACCAACTCTGAAATACAGATCATTGAACAGTATCTACAACAGTGGTGCAAGTTGAATGACATGAGCAAAAGAGTTTTTAAAATTATTCGTAATGTGTTCAAGTATGGAGATGCTTTCTTTATTAGAGATCCTGAAACTAAGAAACTGTTTCATGTGGATCCAGCAAAAGTTTCTAAAATTATTGTGAATGAAAGCACAGGCAAAACTCCTGAACAGTATGTGGTTAGAGACATCAACTTTAACTTTAAGAATCTAGTAGCCACAACACCTTATCAAACCACAGGCAATGTGACTGGCGGTGGTTCGGGTTACTTAACAGGTGGTGTAAGAGGCATGGTAGGAGCCAACTATCAAGATTCTCCAGGCACAAGATTTGCCACAGGACAAAGAGAGATTGCTGTTGATTCAGATCACATCATGCATTTGAGTCTTTCAGAAGGATTAGACAACAATTTTCCATTTGGTAATTCACTATTAGAATCAATTTTCAAAGTTTACAAACAAAAAGAACTGTTAGAAGACGCAATCATTATCTACAGGGTACAAAGAGCACCAGAAAGACGTGTGTTTTATATTGATGTGGGTAATATGCCGTCACACTTGGCAATGCAATTTGTAGAAAGAGTTAAAACAGAGATCCATCAAAGACGTATTCCATCAGCAACAGGCGGTGGACAAAATGTTGTAGACTCTGCATACAATCCATTATCAATCAATGAAGATTATTTCTTCCCTCAGACAGCAGAAGGTAGAGGTTCTAAAGTGGAAACACTGCCAGGCGGTACTAACCTAGGTGAAATTGATGACTTGAAATACTTTACTAACAAACTATTAAGAGGTTTGCGTATTCCAAGTTCTTATTTGCCAACGGGTGCAGACGATTCACAGAGCCAATACAATGATGGCAGAGTGGGCACAGCATACATTCAAGAATTAAGATTCAACAAATACTGTGAAAGATTACAAAATTTAGTGTCGGATGAATTCAATCAAGAGTTCAAACGTTATCTATTGGAAAAAGGTGTTAATATTGATACAGCGATGTTTGATATCAAGTTCCAACCACCAATGAACTTTGCTTCTTACAGACAATCAGAAGTGGACAATCAAAGAATTTCCACATACACACAGATTGCTGGCGTACCATTTGTGAGCAAACGTTATGCTCTATCAAGATTCTTAGGATTATCTCCAGAAGAGATGGCTGAAAATGAAAGATTGTGGAGAGAAGAAAACGATGAAACCATGCAGGCTAAACCTACAACTTCAGCAACTGAATTGAGAAGTGCTGGTGTAAGCACAGCAGGTATTCAATCAGATTTAGATGCGGCAGAACCAGAAGCACCAGCAGGTGAACCTGGTGGAGAAGAACAACCATCACCAGCGGCAGGTGGAGGCGGAACAGGTGGCACTGGCGGAACACCAACTCCGGGCGCCTAAGTATAAATAATTTTATGATATTGCGTGAACTATTCTACTATGATCAAATCACCACTCAACCTGGTGAGCAAAAACAGTATGATCCCACAGAAGATCAATCAATAATGACTCTTGATGACACACGCAAAACAAGATTGACACTCAAACAGATCAACAAAGCCAGAAAAGCCGGCGAGTTTCACAAGGAAGAACAACAAAAAGAATTAGAATTTGTGAGAAATATGTACGGCGCCGCTAATCAGCCTGAGGTATAATAGATGTCCGTTGCTTTTGTATTGGGCAATGGTCTCAGTCGCAAGCCAATTCCATTAGAACCACTCAAACCACTGGGCAAAGTGTATGCCTGCAATGCTGTGTATAGAACATTCACTCCAGATTACTTGGTGGCAGTGGATGCCAAGATGATCAATGAGATCTGTACAGCAGGTGCTCAACTAAAAATGCCTGTTTGGACCAATCCCAACAGGGCATATAAAAAGTATAAAGGCTTAAACTTCTTCGAACCCAGCCTAGGATGGTCATCAGGACCCACAGCACTGTGGCTGGCAAGCAAACATGGGCATCAACTGATATATTTGCTGGGTTTCGACTTCACAGGCACGCCTGATGGCAAACTGAACAACATATTCGGTGACACACCTAACTACAAGAAGAATTCAGACATAGCCACCTATCATGGCAATTGGAATCGTCAAACCAGCATTATCCTACAGAAGAACTCCTTGAAGAGATATATACGAGTAGTACCGGAAGGTACTGATGTTTTTGAGGCACAAGACCTTAAAAAGTTTACAAATTACAGTGAAATCACTGTGCAAGAGTTCAAAAGACGCTATCATCTCTAATTTCAGCGTCAAACGGGTCATTATCGGCCCATTATCTACCCGTTTTTTGTGCCTATCGGTAAATAATACATGACAGTCTTATCATAAACGTTAATAGGAGAAAAATAATGTCAGATAAAAGTAAATTCGAGCAAATGCTTGAAAAATTAGTTGCTGATGACAGATCAGCGGCTGAAGAGATT